TGTTCGGGTTTAGCTGCCACCTCAAGCCAAAGGTCTATGACGTCTGGATGTTCGGCACATCCGAGTTCACCAAGGCGCTGTTCCCGTTGATGCGCTGGTGCCGCAACGAGGCCAACGACATCCTCTCGATCGAGAAAGCCCACCGCCTGCAAGCCCAATCCCGCGCCGATCACCACGAGGCTCATAAGTTGATCAAGGCGATGGGCGGCATCGAGGAATGCAGGCTCGAAGGCTGGGGCAAGGACGGTTCGGATTACCTGATGTTCAAGTGGATCAACGGCAAGAACGACGCGATCCTCAAGCCTCATTACGTGCAACAGAAGGAGAAAGCCTGATGTGTGGATCATCTGGTGGCAGCACTGCACCGCCGCCCTCACCGCCCCCGACGACGTTCTCGTACACCGCGGCCGACAACTCGAACGCTCAGCGTCGCCAGGCGCAGCTCGTCGGCTCGACGCAGGAATCCGCCCCCGGAACCGTGCTCGGCAACGGCATGGGAACTGGCGCATCGGCAGGCAGCACGCCGGAAGGTCCGGGCACCGGAGGTTATCGCTGATGTGCGGCGGATCATCCCCTCCCGAGCCAAAGGCTCCACCGGCTCCGATCGCCCAGCGTGACACCAACATCGATGGCACGATGGCGCGGCAGAAGGCGGCGCAGCGCTCGGCTCAGTCCGGCTACGAGTCCACCCTGCTTGCGGGCGCAGGCGGCGTGACGTCTCCGGCCACGACTAAAGCCCCCGTCTTGGGAACCTGATCTAAATGGCTGAGACGCAGGCGAAGGAAGAACACGTCCACCATCTGAAAAGCCGCTACGACACGCTGAAGTCTGCGACGGAACGCAGCAACTTCGAGACGCAGTGGCAGCAGATCGGTGAAGTGGTCTCCCCCCGCAAGATCGACTTCGTTGGGATACGCACGCCCGGCGAGAAGAGAATGAGCCAGGTCTACGACCCGACCGGCATCATCTCGAACGAGCTTCTTGCGGCGGGCCTTCATGGCATGGCGACCAACCCCGCTATGAAGTGGTTCTCGCTTCGCCTCGTCTCGGCAAAGATCTTCAACCAGGACGGATCAACCACCGACATCAACGAGATCCCTCCGATCCAAAAATGGCTGGCGCATGTTGAAGAGGTGATGTGGCAGCGCGTCTACCAGCCGGGAACGAACTTCACCACCGCACTGCATGAGACATACCTAGACCTCGGCGCGTTCGGCACGGCGATCATGTTCGTTGGCCAACGCGACGATGGCGGGCTGCTGTTTGAATCGCGCCCGCTGTCTGAATGCGTCATCGACGAGAACGTCGATGGCAAGGTCGATACGGTCTACCGCAAGACGACCTACACCGTCCGCCAGATGATCCAGATGACCAAGCAGGAGGGCTGGAAGGTCTCCGATAAGGTCATGGATCTGTTCAAGGCCGAGAAGTTCGACGAGACGGTCGTGGTGATCCATGCCGTCTACCCGCGCTCTGACCGCGATGTGAAGAAGAAGAACACCGAGAACATGCCGTTTGCCTCGTGCTATTTCGAGCACGACACCGGCCATCTGCTGCGCGAGAGCGGCTTTCCTGAGTTCCCCTATCTCGTTGCCCGTTGGTCGAAGTATGCCGGCGAGAAGTACGGACGCGGCCCCGGCATGACGGCGCTGCCTGACATCCGCATGCTTCAGGCGATGAGCTTGACCTACATCAAGACGGTGCAGAAGAACGCGGACCCGCCGATTGCGCTCTCGTCCGATGGCCTTGTGGGTGCGGTTCGCACGATTCCTGGCGGCGTGACGTACTTCCGGGGCAATCCGTCGGAAGGGATGATGCAGTTCCCGACCTCGGTCCAGGGTCTCGGCCACATGGCTGAGTTCATGGAGCAGGTCCGCAATCGCATCCGTAACTGCTTTTTTGTGGACGTGCTTCAGATGGTCGGGGACGCGGAGATGACCGCGACCGAAGTCATGCAGCGCACGGCCGAGCGCATGCGGCTCTTAGGTCCGCTCGTTGGACGCCTCGAAAGCGAACTGCTCGGCCCGATGGTCGATCGCATCTTCGGTATTCTCATGCGGATGAAGCTACTCCCCGAGCCGCCCAAGGAAATCCAGGGCCAGGAGTTCACGGTCGAATACGTCTCGCCCGTTGCCACGGCACAGAAGCAACAGGCCATCAACGGCATCATGCAGGCCATGCAGGTCATTTCCGCGTTCGGGCCGGAGGTCGCGGTCCAGATCGCAGGCAAGAACCTCGACGTGGACAAGCTGTTCCGTTGGTCCTGGGATCTCTTCAACAACCACCCCGAGCTTCTTCGCGATGAGGAAGCGATGGCGCGTGACGATCAGATGCAGAAGGCCAAGCAGGCGCTTGAGATGGGCCAGCCTGCGATGGACATGGCCGCTCAGGGCGCTGGCGCTGTGAAGAGCGTGGCAGATGCGGCCGCGGCAGGCCAAGGCGCTGGCTTCGACGTCAAGGCTCTGCTCGGTCAGGTGGTCCAGAACGTCAAGAACTCTCCCAAGGCGCAGCAGGAGTTGGCTGACATGGGCAAGAACGTGATGCAACAGGCCGGGATGCCCGCACAGTGACACGCAAGAAGTCGCCCGAACTCCGGGCCGCTGGTGTCTGGAAAGCGTTCTATCAGTCGCCCGAAGGCAAGGCCGCGATCGGCATGCTGTTCAAGGACTTCGGCTTCTTCGATACGCCGATGGGCGACAACAACGCCCTCATCCGCTCCATCGGCCAACGTGATGTGCTCGTGCGTATCGCCAACCTCATCGGCTTCAAGCCCGAACAGGCTCCGCAAGACGCTGGGGACCACGAAGATCTAATCACTCACATGATGAGGCAATCACCGCATGTCTGATGCAGCACCAGCACCGTCTGGATCGTCAATCCTGACGTCAGGGATACCGCCTCCGAGCGCCCCGGCGAATGGGAACGGCGGCACTCCACCGGCAGGGACAGCAACCGAACAGGCCATCAAGGCGGCTCAGCGCCCCGAATGGATTCCTGAGAAGTATTGGAAGGCCGATAAGAACGAGCCCGACCTTGAAGGTCTCGGCAAGGGCTACATCAATCTCGAACAGCTCTTGGGCCGCGAGAAGATCCCGAAGCCGCTCTCGGACGAAGATCAAGAGGGCTGGGATCGCTGGTATGCCGCGAGCGGCCGGCCAGAGAAGCCCGACGCCTACGAGTTCAAGCGCCCCGACACGTTGCCTGATGGGCTCGGCTACGACGAAGAGCTTGAGCAGGACTTCCGCGCGACTGCCTACGGCATGGGTTTGAACAAGAAGCAGGCGACCGGCCTTTACGAGAAGTTCGTCACCAATCAGGTCAAGCGCTACGAGGCATTCTCGACCAGCAAGAAGCAGGCGCGAGCCGAAGCCGAGGCCAATCTTCAGCGCGAGTATGGGGCCAAGTACGAGCAGAAACTTCAGCAGGCCAAGGTCGCAATGGCGAACTTTGCCGATCCTGAATATCGCCAGTACCTCGAAGAATCCGGCCAGGGCAACGATCCTCGCATGGTCCGGTTCATGGTGAAGATTGGCGAGCAGTTGATGGGCGACACGCGCGCCCTCGGCAAGCCCGCACCACAGGCCAACACCGCAGACCTAGAGCGAACCATCCGCGAGTTCGAAAGCAAGAACCGCAGCGCGCTCTATGACAAGAGCCATCCCGATCATGCAGCCCTCGTCAAAGAACGGAACCGCCTCTATGAGGCCAAGTTCGGTGACGACGCATGACGGAAGCCGATATCCGCTTGGAATGCGTTCGCCTCACTCAGCCTCGGGATCTAGCTAATCCCGATATCCCTAAGTGGATCGAACGCGCCAAGCTCATCGAGCAGTACGTGAAGGGTGACGGACACGCCGACAAGGCCCCGTCAGACAGCCCGAAGCGTCAGTCTCGCAAGCCCGGACAAGCCGACGTTTCGGCCCCGGCACAGCAGTAAGTTCTCCTGCGTAACTGCCCAGACGAACGGCCCGCCTCAGAGCGGACACCCGGAATCGGACGCGGCTCAAAACCCCACAATCCGAAACCAGCCACAGGAGTTGATCGGCCATGTCCATCAACATCACTACGGCGTTCGTCCAGCAGTACAAGGCGAACGTCTATCACCTCACGCAGCAGAAAGGCTCGAAGCTCCGCACGGGCGTTCGGGTCGAAAGCGTCACCGGCAAGAACGCCTACTTCGACCAGATCGGTGCGACGACGGCCCGCAAGCGCTCGTCTCGTCACTCCGACACGCCTCGCATGGACACCCCGCACAGCAGGCGGCGCGTGGCCCTCGAAGATTACGATCAACTCCCGGTCGCACTGGTCGCGTAAGCACCAGTGAAAAAGCGCACTAAATTCGGGGAAGCCAGACACCACGGTTAATCAGGCGTGGTATGGTAATCCCGAGCTAACCTCGGATGAGGATGTGTAGAGACTATGGTAGCTGATACGCGAGTGCCTGAAGATGTGAAGGCGGCAATTGTCGGGATGATTTTGGGTGACGCGAGCGTCATTCAGCAGAGCCCCAACAACGCATGGCTTCAGTTTCGGCACTCCTTGGCGCAGAAAGATTTCGCACTCTGGAAGGCGAACATCCTCCGCCAAGTAACGCATGTGAGCGTGACGGAAAGCGAAGGTTACGTTGATAAGCGGACGGGCAAGAAATACCCGTTCATCAACGTCAAGACCCGCGCCCATCCGTTTTACGTGAAGATGCGGCAGGCGTTTTATCCAGTACAGCACAAGGTCGTAGACCCGTTCTGGCTGGAAAGGTTGGACGAGCGTGGGCTCGCCATCTGGTATCTCGACGACGGAACGACAAAGGAAGGTCACTGCTACCTCGCGACACTCGCGTTCTCATGGCCTGAAAATCAGATCATGGCGCAGTTCATTTGGAAGCGGTTCGGTCTTCACGTTGACGTTCGCCGTTGGACCAAGGGCAAGCCAATCCTTCGTATCCCAACCAAGTCACGCCAAGCGTTGCGCGATATCCTCGCGCCCCACGCTGAGCCTGCAAACATGGCGTATAAACTACCGGACGTGCGCCCCCTTCGTGGACAAAACCTGAGCTTCGCCAAAGCTGGCAAGCCTCGCGGTTGGTATCCGAAGGGTGATGATATAGTCCGCTCCCCCGAGTGATCGGGGAATCCGGCAGAAATGACCGGATGCCTAAACAACCAGGTGGGCAGACCTGATCGACAACGAGGACCAGATCCGCATGCTCATCGACCCGACCTCGCAGTATGCGGAAGCCGCTGCGATGGCGATGGGCCGCGCTATGGACGACAGCATCATCGCTGCCGCTCTCGGCACGGCCTACACGGGTGAAGACGGCTCGACCTCGACGTCCTCCGACACCAACATGACCGTTGGCGTCCAGACGGTCTGGCCTGGCGTCTCTGCGGCCGACACCGGCCTCAACGTCGCCAAGCTCATCGCTGCCGCCAAGAACCTCGGCGCCAACGACGTCGATCCCGACGAGGAAAAGTACCTCGCAGTCAATGCCCGCCAGATCTCCTCGATCCTCAAGGACGAGAAGCTGTCGAGCAACGACTACAACATCCTGCGTCCGCTCGTGGACGGCAAGGTGGCGACGTACATGGGCTTCACGTTCCTGCCGACCAACCGCATCACGACGGACGGCAACGGCGACGATGAAGTCCTCTATTGGGCCAAGGGCGGGCTGCTGCTCGGCGTTGGTGCCGACATCCAGACCAAGATCGGTGAACGAGCCGACAAGAACTACGCCACGCAGGTCTTCACGTCGATGTCTATCGGCGCGACCCGCATGGAAGAAGTTCGCGTGGGCAAGATCCTCTGCGATCCGGGTGCAAGCCCGACGACCGACGCTTAACGGTTAGCTGAAGGATCAACCAACATGGCTACGAACTACTCTGCCGTCGCGACTAACCATAAGTCAGCGACCAACACCAAGAACCCGACGACCGCGACGGAAGGGACGCTCAAGTCCTCGTCCGTCACGATCTCGATTGCCGCTGCGGACGCAGATGGCGACATCTACCACATGCTGCCTGTGTTCAGCTCGTGGTCGATCAAGCACATCTGGGTTTACAACGACGCGCTCACAGCGGGAACCAGCTACGACATCGGCCTCTACACCACGGCGGCAACGCCTGCGGTGGTGGATGTCGATGCTTATGCGTCTGCCGTCGACATGTCCTCGGCTCGCACGTCGGCTCCGCTCGATGCCGCCTTCGAAGCTCGCAACATCACCGCGATTGCCCAGAAGGTGCATCAGGACGGCGCTGTCACGACCGATCCGGGCGCGTGGTACTGGCTCTCGCTGACGGCCAATACGGTCGGCTCGGCGCAGGGCGATATCACCATCTGCGTCCAGTACGTCGAATAACGCGAAACAGCGGGGGGCTCCGGCTCCCCGCACCGCTTTAGAGGGACACGACACATGGTCGCCTATGCTTCGCAACTTCGCGTCGATGACGACGGCTATGCGCTTGTCCGTCTTAGCTCGACCAACTCAGACGGTGCGACAACCGGAACAATCACCAGCGTCAACGATACGGCGTCATCGACGACGATCCTTGCCGCCAACACCAGCCGCAAGGGCGCGACGGTCTATAACGACTCGACCGTGACGCTCTATCTGGCGCTCTCGGACACCACGGCAAGCACGACGGTTCATACCGTGCAGATCGCGGCCGGTGGCTATTACGAACTCCCCGCAACGGAAGGCGGCGTCTACACCGGCAAGATCGTCGGCATCTGGGCCTCGGACGCTTCGGGCGCGGCTGACGGGCAAGGCAACGACAAACTGTTCGTAAACTCGGACGGGAGTTTTGCCTTTGCCAGCAAGGGATCATTCGGCAGCGGTGCCAAGGTGATGTTCATCCCCAATGCCACGACCGTCCCGACCACGAACCCGACAGGCGGCGGCATTCTCTACGTTGAAGCAGGCGCGCTCAAGTATCGCGGCTCGTCTGGCACCGTCACTACCATTGCGGCGGCCTAACCCATGCCCACCACCACAGACATAGCCAACATGGCGCTCTCTCGCATCGGCCATAACCGGCAGATGACGAGTTTCGATGGT